TCGGCCTTCGTGCCAGGGCGCGTGACGGCGGGCTTCACAAGAGGATGATTTTCCTGGCGGTCGCGGTTCCGCTTGGCGCGGCATTCGCCCGAATGGGGTGGTTGCCATCGACGTTGCCGGCGAACCCGGCCTCGAACAATTTTTACGTGCTGATGGCGGTGGCGCCGATGTTCGTATGGGACGTCATCCGCAACCGGCGGGTGCATGAAGCTTATTTGATGTGGTTCCCGGTGTTCCTTGCCACTGTCATTGCCGTGCAGGTGGCCTGGGACAAGCCTTGGTGGCATGCCACGGCGAAGGCGATCATGCGGGTCTGACCGCGCAGCATTTTGAACTTCGAGGGCTCCTTTCGGGAGCCCTTTTTCTTAGGAGCGAGCGATGGGTTGGTGGTTCGGGCGCAAGAGCGCGCCGGCGGACGCGAGGCCGTTTGTGCCCGCGTGGCTGCAGTCAGATGCGGCCGAGGAGGGGTTCGCTCGCTCCTATTCCGCGCAATTCGAGGAGGTCTATCGGAAGAACCCGGTCGGCCAGCGCGCGGTGCGGCTGGTCGCCGGGATGCTCGGCGGGCTGACGATCGATGGAGATGAACGCGCAGTCGCCTTGGTCACGGAGGGCGCGCTGCTCGAGGGCGTCGCGGCCAATTTGCTGCTGCACGGCAATGCCTATGTGCAGCTGATCGCCGACGACCGCGACGCGCCGGCCGAGCTGGTGTCGCTGCGGCCCGAGCGGGTGAGCGTGATCAGCGACGAGCGCGGCTGGCCGGTCGCCTATCTGTACCGCGCCGCGGGCCAGGCGGTGCGCATCAACCGGCTCGAGGGGCTCGAGCGAATGCAGCTGGCGCACATCAAGGCGCTGCACCCGCGCGACGACCATTACGGGATGGGCTGCATCGAAGCGGCGATCGCCGCGGCGAGCGTGCACAACCGCGCCAGCCGCTGGAACAAGGCGCTCCTCGACAATGCGGCGCGGCCATCGGGCGCGCTGAGCTACGAGCCGGCCGACGGCAGCCTGCTGTCGGCCGAGCAGTTCAAGCGGCTGAAGGACGAGCTGACGAGCGAATTTTCGGGGAGCGGGAATGCCGGGCGGCCGCTGCTGCTCGAAGGCGGTCTGAAGTGGCAGGCACTGAGCCTGACGCCCGCGGACATGGACTTCGTCGCGCTCAAGGAAGGCGCGGCGCGCGACATCGCGCTGGCGTTCGGCGTGCCGCCGGTGCTGGTCGGGCTGCCGGGGGACGCGACCTACGCCAATGCGCGCGAAGCGGGGCGGGCACTGTACCGGCAGACGATCCTGCCGATGGCGGCGCGGATCCTGGAAGAGCTGGGCAAGATGCTGAGCGACTGGCTGGGGCCGGTGAGCTTGAGCGTCGACACCGACCAGCTGAGCGAGCTCGCCGAGGACCGCGCGAAATTGTGGGAAGCGGTGGGTGCGGCGAGCTTTCTGAGCGACGCGGAGAAGCGCGACATGCTTGGTTTCCAGCCGGCAAAGGTGCTTAAATGACAAATGTTGCGCTAAGCGCGGAAGCGCTGTTGGCGAGCCTGATGGCGCAGGCCGAGGGGCGTGGCGTCGACCTAGTGACGCTGCGCGCGCTGGTCGAGGAGTCGAGCCAGGCGGGAGCGCGGCGGGCGCTCGCCTCGCTTGGCCTGGATGACGAACGAGCGCGGCGCGACATAAACGAATTGCGCGAGCTTCTGTCGGCGTGGCGCGACGCCAAGCGCAGCGCCTGGCGCGCGGTGGTGACGTGGGTCGTGCGGCTGATGCTGGCGATGCTGCTGATCGGGATCGCGGTCAGGCTGCGGCTGACGGACCTTGTGGTGAGCGGGTGAAAGGCCCCTCCACCGCCTTCGGCGGTCCCCCTCCCCGAGAAATCTCGGGGAGGATGAGATTTGCGGGGTACGCGGCGGTGTTCGACCGGCCGGATAAGGGCGGGGACATCATCCGCAAGGGCGCGTTCCTGCGGGCGCTGCAGCGGGCGGCGGACGTGCCGCTGTTGTGGCAGCACAAGGCCGGCGCGGTGATCGGACGGATCGAACATCTGGCCGAGGACGAACGCGGGCTGCGCGTGATTGCGGCGGTTGGCGACGCGCGCGCGGCGCGGCTGCTGGAAAGCCGGAAGGTGGATGGATTGAGCTTCGGCTACCGCGTGCGCGAGGCGAAGAGCGCGGGGCTGCATCGCGAGTTGATCGAGCTGGACCTGGTCGAAGTCAGCCTGGTCGCCAGCCCGATGCAGCCGAAGGCTCGGGTGCATGCGGTTGAGGAAAGTTAAAGAATTGGCGCTAGCAACAAGGGGATGCGAAGTTCAGCTCTTCTCGTTGCTTTGTGCGTCTCCGCTTGCTCGCCAAGCAAAGCAGACGATGCTCCGAAAAACCAGCCCGCTGTGGAGGAGATAGCCGATTGGCGCGAGGACGAAGTCATCGCCATCTTAACAACCTCCGATCGCAACGGCTCAGACAGTTTGGATAGTGGCGAGCTGAGGACGGTGTGCATAACGGAGGAGATGCTGCGCGAGGCCAATGCCAGCGAGGCGGATATCAAGCAGTTCAGGAAGGACCAAGCGGCCGCCAATAATGAAGCCAGCTGCGATTGAGTTGAACGCCAAGAGATAGCCGGATCCCGGATCAAGTCCGGGATGACGAGAGAATTGAGAGGGTCGCGAGGAATCGCGGCCCTTTTTTTGTTGCGCGCGGAGGTGCGGGAAATGCCCCACCCCGCTCGCTGAAGCGAGCTGCCCCTCCCGTGGGTTCCCATCGAAGTAGTACTTCGATGGGGCCCGTTCGAAGGAGAGGGGAGGAAGAGGAGAATGACGGTTATGGTGGAAGTGAAGGCCGACGCGCTCGAGCAGTCGTTCGATGCGTTCGAGGACGAGGACGACGGCGTCGCCGCGCTCAAGGCGGAGCTCGAGACGCTGAAGGCGAAGATCGCTGCCGGCGTGATCCAGGCGCAGCGCCCGGCACTCGATGGCGTCAAGTCGATCGAAGCCGCGAGCTTCGTCGACCAGTACATCCGCCGCGGAATCGAGGCGGGGCTGGAGACCAAGGCAGTCGGCAGCTCGACCGACGCGATCGGCGGCTACGCAGTCCCGGAAGAGATCGACCGGGTGATCGACGAGACCCTGGTGGCGATCTCGCCGATCCGGTCGATCGCCAATGTCGTCAAGGTCGGCAGCGCCGGCTACCGCAAGCTGATCACCACCGGCGGCACGCCTTCGGGCTGGGTCGGCTTCGAAGCGGCGCGGCCCGAGACGAATACGCCGGGCTTCACCGAAATCGTGCCGGCGAGCGGCGAGCTTTATGCCAATCCGGCCGCCTCGCAGCAGATGCTCGACGATGCGATGTTCGACGTCGAGAAATGGCTGGCGCACGAAATCGCGACCGAGTTCGCGCGCGCCGAAGGCAAGGCGTTCGTCAGCGGTACGGGCACCAACCAACCACTGGGCTTCCTGAGCTCGCCCAACGCAGCGACGGTCGACAGCGCGCGGCCGATGGGGACGCTGCAGTTCCTCGGCACCGGTGCGCCGGGCGCATTTCCGGCGAGCAACCCGGCCGACAAGCTGATCGACCTCGTCCAGACCTTGCGCTCACCCTATCGACAGGGCGCGGTGTTCGTGATGAACTCGGCGACGGCTGCGGCGGTGCGCAAGTTCAAGACAGCGGACGGCGCGTTCATGTTCCAGCCGAGCCTGGCCGCCGGCCAGCCGGCGACCCTGCTCGGCTATCCGCTGATTGAGGCGGAAGACATGCCCGACATCGCGGCGAACAGCCTGTCGATCGCGTTCGGCAACTTCAAGGCGGGCTATGTGATTGCCGAGCGCAATGCGACGACGATCCTGCGCGATCCCTACACGCACAAGCCCTACGTCCACTTCTACGCAACCAAGCGGATCGGCGGCCAGGTGGTGAACTCGGAAAGCATCAAGCTGCTGAAGTTCGCCTGAGCCGCCTGGGGGTCGAGGACCCCTGACTCGACCCCCAAACACCCCTCAATTCTCACCAAGGAGCCGCGATGGCGGACCCCTTTCAGCCGAAGTTCGTCGACCTCGTGCGCAACACGACGATGACTGCGGGCACCGGCAATTTCACGCTCGGCGCGGCCGTCATGGGCCACACCAGCTTCACGGCAGCGTGCGCGGCCGGCGACAGCTTTTATTATTCGACGATCGCGGTGGACAAGCCGACCGAGCGCGAAGTCGGCCGCGGCACCTTGTTGGCGGACGGGACGATCAGCCGCGATCCGATCGGCGGCGTCAGGACCAACTTCAGCCCCGGCGCGAAGACGATCGCGCTGATCGCGGCGGCCGAATGGTATTCCCAGATTCAGGCGGGCCCGAGCGCCGCAACCCGGGCAGCGCTGGCCGCTGCGCCGCGGGCGCAAAGCGCGATGTCGCTGTGCGAACCCGGGCGCGAAGGACTCTTCGTGTGGAAAGCAGGCAACCAGTCGCAGCTGGTTGCGGCCGACACCGCACAGGGCGTCGTGGTTGCTCCGGCAAGCGATCCCAGCGGCGCGTCGGGCGCCTGGTTCCGCAAATATTCGGGACCGCTCAGCGTCAAATGGTTCGGTGCGGCGGGTGACGGCGCGAGCGACGACAGCGCGGCGTTTTTGGGCGCAATCGGCTGGCTGAAGGCGACGGCGACCAACGGCGTCGGATCCTACAAGGCGTCATCGCGGCTGTTCGTGCCCGCCGGCCATTATTACCTCGGCACAACCACGCTAGAGATCACGCATACGCTGATCATCGAGGGTGACGCCACCGGCATGACCGGCTCCGCCCAAGCGACGAAGCTGCGCTGGGACGCCGGAAACACCGGCATCCGCATCCAGCGCTTCAATACGTCGGGCGCCAGTGCCGTCGACGCGGTCACCCATACCGGCGGGGACGGCACGATCCTGCGCGGGCTGCATTTGTACGGCGGCTTTGCGGGCAACGAAGGGGAGTTCCACGGCATTCACGCGAAGGCGCGCGTTTGCGTCGATCATTGCGCCGCCGAGAACTTCGAGGGCGACGGCTTCTTTGCAGAAACCAGCGCCGGATCGGGAACGGCGAGCGAAGGCAACGCCAATATCTCGCAAATTATCGGCGGGTCCTTCAGGAGCAACCGCAACGGGATCTACGTCAGCGGCAGCGACACCAACATCTGCTCGATCATCGGCGTCGATGCGAGCCTCAACCGACGCTGGGGGATTTTCGACAAGTCGTTCCTCGGCAACAGCTACTTCGGCTGCCACGCCGAATCGAACGGCATTATTCCCGGGTCGACGCCGTGCATCGTCAGCCACGCCGGCAATCGCTATTGCGTCAAAAAGGACCAGGGCGCAGCTGCGTCGACCAACGCGCCGTCCGGCACGACCGCCGACAATTCATGGTGGTATTACATGGGCGCCGGCGGCTCGTCGGTGGGCCTCAACATTCCCACCTGGTCATCGGGCGGCAGCTACCGCGACGGCGGATCCTACCGGTCCGATGGCGGAGGCAACGCGAACAATTTTTGGTCGGGTTGCTACATCGAGGGTGGACAAGGCTATGCGCAGATCGACGGGCCAGCACTCGTGTGCGGCGGATCGATGCGTCCGAACGTCAGGGGCGTCCCGGTGTTCTACGCTGTTGGAAATGGCGTGGTTTCCACCGGCAACGTCTATGGCCTGAACCTCAGCTTCAGCGGAACCGATCATACGATTGGGTCCGACACTGCGACCGACCCGGTCGTCAATCTTCGTACCGGCGGAACCCAGAGCGGCTTCTATTGCTGGCGGAACAGCGCGCTCGACGGCTACTTCATCAACATCCTCGGCACTTATTACGTGAACGGGACGAACGGTGTTCGTCTGCGGGCCGGGGGAGCCGACATTGCCGTCGCGCATTCGGGCGGACTTGCGGTCACGGGAGCCGTCGCGGCGAGCGGGGCAATCGGATATGGGGCCGGCGCCGGCGGCGCGGTCACCCAGACGACCAGCAAGTCGACGGGTGTGACACTCAACAAGCTGTGCGGCCAGATCACGACCAACGCGGCGGCACTCGCGCCCGGGGCCGCGGTTTCGTTCACGGTCACCAACAACCAGGTTGCAGCGACCGATGCGGTGAGCCTGGTGCTTGCGTCGGGCAATGCCGCGGCGGGCACCTACAACTACCAGATCGACAAGGTGAGCGCGGGATCGTTCGCGATCTCGATCAAGAACATCTCCGCGGGAGCGCTGTCGGAAGCGCTGCTGTTCAATTTTTCGATCAGCAAGGCGGTGATCGCATGAGCATCGGCGCAATCCC